ACTAGGTAGAAAGATAAGGGCAGGTTTGGTTGGGTTCTCTTCGTAGCCATAAAAGGTTTAAGTTTTCATCGACACGAAGTTGATTACCATCGTAAGCTTTGAGACAAGCGTCATAGTATTCCCTTTCAGTTTTACAATCCTGTAGTAGCTTCTCAGCCTTCACAGGTCCAATGCCTTTCAAGCCAATGATGTTGTCAGTACGATCCCCTGTGAGCACCTGTGTGAATAAGTTACGAAGACCTTCTTCCTCAGTAACGTAGTATTCTTGATGCTTCACGAAGTTGTAATGCCACCCTGCAACTTGATCTAGGTCTTTGTCAATGGAGACAATCCATCCACCTGTTGAAGTAGCCTCGATAGCCACTGCATCATCTGCTTCCTGTCCCTCTACCAGTTCTGCACCAAGGCGCTGAAGATGGTGTCGGATAGCCTGATAATGCACTGGCCTCTTAGCATCTTTACGATTCCCTTTGTAAGGCTCGGTGACTGCTATGTCATTCCTGAAGTTTGTCTTCCCTGTAATGTAAGCTTTGTAGTCATCACACTTCAGGTCATCGAAGACAACCTCATGGACCAACTGAGTCACACGAGCCAAACAGATAGCCTCATCAACGTCATCACTAGCGAAACCTACTCGGTAGCAGATAATGTCAGCGTCGATGATGGCTAACTTAGGACGTTCCTTAGAGATCTTTTCCATCTACTTTAGTTGTCCATGAGTCAAGTTTTTTATCTAACTCAGAAAGCAACACTGTAAATACAGTTGGGATTAAGACCATACCAAAGATGTCGAACCATGAAAACATAGTATCGTCAACAAAGACTTTACCTGCAAGCATGATAAGAGAAACACACTTAAAGTAAGCAAGCTTATTAAACATTACAGAGCCTCGTCATCTGTTGTTGTCTCAGGCACGTAAGTCTTCACTTCAGTGACCATGATAGTCTTGAGCGAAGGAGCGTTACCGTGCTTAGAGGACATACGGTGAGTGTATGAACCCACGATAGCTACACACTTAGAGCCGTTACCGAGAGCTTCGATAGGGACTTCCTTGAGGTTATCGTCAGTAGGCTTGAACAAGTACTTGCTCTTAGCGACAATGAAGTTACCCATTGCATCCTTATGCTTGACTTTGATACCCAAGCCTGTGAGCTTAGCTGCATCGTCATCGCTGATGTTACCGATGGTGCATTCGTAGCGATCATTGTCTGTGTTGAAGGCTTTGTTGAACTCAGCCATCCACTTTGACCAAAACAATTCACCGCTAATCTTAACTGGTTTCAAATCTGACATTTTCTTCTTTCCTTTTCTAGGTTAGGCCGTAGCCGATGTTTCTGCGTTAGCAGGAGGGGTTTGAGCAACTGCTTGCTCGTCAATTTTCTTCAAGAGCATGAAAGCGCCTGTCTTAGTTGGCAGCTCTCCTAGCACTTGGAGAATAAAAGATACTTCGTTTGGCTCTAGTTCAATGTTCATGTTGTTCCTTTGTTAATGTACGTCTCTCCGTACTGTCACTGATTGTCTTACAAGAAGAACCCCATAGCAGTCAAGGCCATTAAAGACGTTATTCCCATTACGGAATCGTCAGTAAAGTCACTGCAAAAGTGACAAAGTCACTGTAGATAACTACCTTCTTTACGAGATACAGCTTCTGCTTCATCCTCAATGTAGTCAAGGGCTGCTGAGAGCACCAAGTATACATCAAGGATATCTAGATCATCGCTGTGCAACAAAGTGAAATCATTCTCACCGATGTTCAGCATGATCTGAGATTTGAGATCTTTAGTTCTATCTATCAATGGGTTTCCCTCCAGTTCTTACCGACCTTGTATTCACCGTCCAGAGGACAACGAAGATTATACGCTACGCCTGCTTCAACGATTGATTGTACAGCAGCTTTGCCAACTTCGTCAGCTATGTCTGTCGAACACTCAAATTGAAATTCATCGTGGACGTTAGCTACGAACTTCACATCCCACTGATTAGCTTTGATCTTATCATTCAAAATGACTAATGCCTTCTTCATGACGATAGCCCCTGCCCCTTGAAGCAAGCTATTGAGTGCCGCATGTTCACTACGAACCCAAATCTTACGACCATCAAGCCCCGGTACATAGCCCTTGGACGCATATGCGGATACTTTATCACGTAGACGCTGCAACGAGGGAGTCCCTTTAAGAAAGGCATTGATGAGCTTTTGTCCAGCCGTAGAACTACCACCGACAATCGAGCCAATCTTCGCTGGCCCTGCCCCGTAGAGGAAGGCGTAGATAAATGTCTTTGCTTGGTCACGTGTTTGTAGTCCGGCTGCTTTTTGGTTAACCGTGTGGACATCCGTCCCCATTTTAGAGTTTCCCTCAGTGACGGTTTTGACATACGCTTCATCCTTCATGTAATGAGCCAACATACGTAGCTCTAAACCACTTGCATCACATCCAACTAGGACGTTACCTTCCTCAACTGTCCAGCACTGACGACATTCAGGGCCATACGGTGAGCCTGAGTTAGGGATCTGTGCCATGTTAGGCTTCATGTGAGTCATACGACCTGTTACAGCTCCATTGGTGATGACTCTACCGTGTACCCTACCATCGTTACCTACAACCTCTAACCATGACTCAATCTGAGCTATGCGCTTACCGAGCATCATGTACTCAGCGATCATACCCGCTATGGGGTACTTCAAACCCATAAGAGTACTCTCATCTACGATAGCCTGACCTTGAGGGTAGTTAGCTGTAGGCTCAGTGAACTTCTTAGGCTTCCACCCAAGACCAATGAGCTTCTCAGCTATCTGCTGTCTAGAGGCAGGGTTGAACACTACCACTTCAGGCTTCAGAGTCTTCCCTGTCTTCTCAGAGATACGCTCTACCTCGTATGGAGGATACTCTTCCTGCATCCTGTCATTGATAGCGCTCATCTTCCCCTTGAGTTCAGCTAGTAAACAAGTAGCGTGAATGGTGTCTAATTTGAATCCATTCTTCTCTTGCTTGCTTATGATAGCTGCTACGCTATGCTCCAAATGAACAGAATCCAATGAGAAACCTTGAGTGTCCACGAGATCATTAAGGTGCAAGTACAAAGAGTTAAGCACACTAACATCACGCCTGCAATAAAATTCAAGAAGTCCTTGAATAGGGTTGTCAAAACATTCTCCATCATATTCTTCCCTTCTGTTCATCATCCATTGCCACGTTGCTTTGTAGTCCAGCTTCGCTACGCCTAGGGTCTTTCCCCATGCGTCTAGGCTGTGACCTCCGTCCCTCGTTGGCTCTAGTAGCCTTGACACTATCAACGTATCGTACGCTTGCTTCAATCCAATCTTGGTCTTCCAGAGCTTGTTTAAGATCGGAAAGTCGAATGATATTCCGTTGTGCGCTGCGATCAACGTAGCGTCCTTTAAGTAGTCCCAAAGTCCTGTTGGAGCTTTCCATACCTTCACTTCTCCTGTGTCAATGTCCTGAGTTACACACAAATGGATCGTATCGTGAGCCATATTCGTCTCGATGTCCAGTGCAATTCGTTTCATTCTTCTCTTTCACCTTTGCTATTATAGCTCGTTCATAATCAAAACCGTCAGGAGAACCCTGTATAGGAAGTCCATACTGATCGTGGTATTGCTCATAAAGATCGTTTAATTCTTTTACTGTTAAATCAACCCATGTCATTTCAAGTTTAGGAACAAGCCTACCTGTGCAAATGAGTAACCGATCCACATGATACCAGCACCCATGTCACCTTTGAGCCACTGTAGCGTACCTACAACAGCGTAACCGATACCGATAGTACCTACGATAATCATTTCAATCATTACAAATCCTCCTTAAACTCTACATTGTTCTTTCTTGATTTCTCTTCCAAGAACTTTGTAAACTCATCATACACCTTCTTAGGCATTTCTTCCTTTTTAATCTGAGTATACCTACCAATGTGTGACGTTTGACCGCGACAAGGGAAGCGTTCCATGTGAGGATCTTCGTAAGCCCACGACCAGAAAACAAACAGTTCATTAGGGTGAGTAATGAACCTACTACGATCCTTGTGAAAGACTACTCTGTAACGTAAATCCCCTTTATCCCAATTACCAGTCTTATGATGAGCATCAAATACTTTGTAGTACTCAATCATCGCTCACTCCATTCTTGTTCGATCTTCTCATCCATACGTTTGATGGTTGCTTCAGGTAGAAACCTATCATCGTACTTACCGTTTGAGTGTAAGCTGTCTAGGCAGTAAATCAACTGAAGCCAAGTATCCCACGCTTTGTAGTACCCTTTTAACTCCTTTAGCTTCTCTAGCCTAGCTTCATAAGTCTCACCTTTAGTGTCCTTGGCAAATGAGACCATGTTTTCAAAGTTAGATGTCACCAATTCCGTAGGGTGTAAGACAATACGGCTGATAATGTACATCTTCTCTCGTTCGTCTGCTGTGTTACTCATAGTTCCTCCACGCCTCAAAGAGGCTCCATTGTTACTTCAATCATCCTGCCTGTGTCCATGTCGTAGCGAAGTGAGCAAGCTGGGCCTGTCAAACCATTGTAGCGATTCTTAGCAACTGCAACCTTAGTAGTGTGACGTACTGTAGGGTCTTCACTCATGGAGTTTCGCTCAAGAGTGATAACAGCGTCAGACAGCTGAGCAATAGCACCAGAGCCACGTAGCTGAGATAAGGATACCGCTGAACCATCTTCATGTCCTTTGTCAGTGTTAGGGCGTTTAAGGTGTGATACACAGATCAAGGTAATACCTGTCTCCTGTACCAGTGTACGGAGTCGTGTCATCAAGACATCAATGCTCTTGCGCTCATCATTCCCATCCATACCAGAGACAACGAGAGAAATATGATCGAGAAAGACCACACGACAGTCACAAGCACGGGCCATATACCGTATACGATTGAGTACATTATCAATGGCAAGAGAGCC